GGATTGGCGTTGCGGTCTGTGTCTTTGGCGGCGCTGGTACCGTTCCAGCCGATCATGATGCGATCCAGCCCCTGGCGAGTGATGATGGCGTCACGGACACGGGTCTGGAAATCGGGGAACTTGGCCCAGGCGTCGAGCTGGGCATACCCGATCAGGGTGTCGTAGTTGGTCTGGGCGCACTCGTAGTCGTGGGCGTACAACGAGGTCGGATCGTTGGGCTGGCGGTCTTTGGTGGCGGTGTCGGTGCGGCCGGCGATGGTGCTGCTGATACCGATGCCGACCTTCTGCCCTTTGAGTTCATCCACCGGCACCATGTTGATCATGGAGAGGAAGGCGACGGACTCCTGCATCTTGGTTTCCAGGGTCTGCTGGACGCTGGGCTGCACGTTGAACTGCACCATGGCGCTGGTGATGGCGTTGAGTTTGGCCACCTGGCCGGTGAACTCGTTGAACTTCTGGCGGGTTTCGTTACGCATTGGGCATGATCCTTAGCAGTCGGTTTCGATGGTGGCGCCTTGGGAGCCGGTGGCGGGATCGCGCTTGTGGCTGAGCTCTTCCTGGCCCTCCAGCTTGGCGGTGAGGTCGGCCAGCGCTTTGGCGGTGGCATCCTGCTTGCTGGTCAGCTCGGTGATGGCCTTGGCCTGCTCGGTGAACTTCTTCTGCAGGTCGGCATCAAGGCTGGTGACTTCTTTCGCCACGGCTTCGACGGCCTGATGCACGTCGCTGAAATCGGCGGTGGATTGCTTCTTGTGGGTGGAGAACAGCGCGGTGACCCGTTCCAGCAGACCGGGGCCTTTGTCACCTTCGCTTTCAAACTCGATGACGGTTTCCAGCGCTTCGGTGAACAGGCACTCTTTGTGCTGCTTGCGCTCGGCCAGTGGGTTGACCTTCGCTTTGCTGCAGAACTCCAGCATTTCAGTACCAAGGCTGGCCGGGCTGTCGGTGACTGCCAGCCCCATCAGGTAGGCGCCCTTTTCATTCAGGTTCGGGTGGATTTCGACGGAGGTGTAGACCTTCTGGCGCTTCTTGTTCAGTTCGACCAGCTCTGGGGTCGGGTCGATCTGCACGAACAGGGCCAGGCGTTTTTCACCTTCCATGTCGACCTCTTCGGTCTTGGCGGCGGTGATGTCGCCGTACATCTTGAACTGGCCGTTGGGGTCATAGCCCCGGATGTGCTCCATATTGACCCGCGCGCCGTAGGTGGATTGGTTGTAGCGCTGGGCCATCTGTTCAATCCATTCGCGGGTGATGGTGCGCCCGTCGGTCGTGCCCCCTTCGACGGCAACGCGGAAAAACTTGGACTTAGCCATGAGCTGTGATCCCTTTGGTAATTGGGTTTCTGGTCGGGCTCATGGTCTGGTTTGTGCGCCAGATCCTTCAATCTGTGGCTGTTGTAAAACCGCTGTATACAACGGGGGCGCGCGCTTTGTGTTTGGCGTGCTGGGTAGACTGGCGCCATGACAGCACCCTTACTTTTCCCCCATATCGAACCCAGACGGCAGGCCATGCACCTGTTCTTCCAGGGCTATCCGCTCCGCGCCATTGCTGAATTGCTGCAGACGCCGGAGGGGACAGTCTCGACATGGAAGAAGCGCGACGGCTGGGATGACATCAAACCCATTGACCGGGTCGACTTCGCCATCGAGGCGCGGATGTGCCAGCTGATCGCCAAGGAGGTGAAAACCGGCGGTGACTTCAAGGAGATTGACCTGCTTGGCCGCCAGATGGAGCGCATCGCCCGGGTTCACAAATACAGCAACGGCGGCAACGAGGCTGACCTCAATCCCAAGGTGGCGAACCGCAACAGGGGGCCGAAGAAGGCCCCCGAGCGCAACGTGGTGGAGCCCGAGCAGCAGGCGCGGCTGATCGAGCGCTTCGAGTCGACTATGTTTGGCTACCAGCGCACCTGGTACGAGGCTGGCAACCAGCACCGGATCCGCAATCTGCTCAAGTCGCGCCAGATTGGGGCGACCTACTTCTTTGCCTTCGAGGCGTTCATCGACGCCCTGGTCACCGGGCGCAACCAGATTTTCCTGTCGGCCAGCAAGGCGCAGGCCCATGTGTTCAAGCAGTACATCATCCAGTTTGCCAAGGATGAAGGGGTCGAGCTCAAGGGCGACCCCATGGTGCTGCCGAACGGGGCGCACCTCTACTTCCTCGGTACCAACGCCCGCACAGCCCAGAGCTACCATGGCAATATCTACATGGATGAGTACTTCTGGATCCATGGCTTCCTGGAGTTCCGCAAGGTGGCCTCCGGCATGGCGATGCACAAGAAGTGGCGCCAGACCTACATTTCCACCCCCTCCAGCCTCTCCCATCCTGCTTATGCGTTCTGGTCCGGCGCCAACTTCAACCGGGGCAAGCCCAAGGCCGACCGGGTCGAGATTGACCTGAGCCACGCCAACCTAGCCGACGGCAAGCTGTGCGCCGATGGCCAGTGGCGGCAGATCGTCACGGTTGAGGATGCGGTGCGCGGCGGCTGCGACCTGTTCGACCTGGCACAACTGCGCAGCGAATACTCCGAGGAGGAATACCTCAACCTGCTGATGTGCATCTTCATGGATGACACCTCGAGCGTCTTCCCGCTCGCCACCCTGCAGCGCTGCATGGTCGACAGTTGGGAGCTGTGGGACGACTACAAGCCCTTTGCCCTGCGCCCGCTTGGCAGCCGACCAGTGTGGATCGGTTATGACCCGGCCAAGGGCGGGCAGGGGGATAGCGCGGGCTGCGCCGTGCTGGCCCCGCCGGCGGCACTGGGTGGCAAGTTTCGGGTGTTGGAGCGCCACCGCTGGAGCGGGATGGACTTCGACGCCCAGGCGCGGGCCATCAAAGCCATGTGCGAGCGCTACAACGTGGGCTACATCGGCATCGACACGACCGGGATCGGGGAGGGGGTTTACCAGCTGGTGAAGCAGTTCTACCCGGCGGCGACCCCCATCCAGTACAACCCGAGCGTGAAAATCCAGATGGTGATGAAGGCCCAGGACGTGATGAACAAGGGGCGCTTGGAATTCGACAGTGGTTGGACTGACCTGGCCCAGGCGTTTATGAGCATCCGCCGCGCCGTGACCGCGGGCGGCAAGCTGCCGACCTTCGAGGCCAGCCGCTCTGATGAGACCAGCCACGCCGACATTGCCTGGGCCACGATGCAGGCCCTGTTACACGAACCGCTGGCAGGTGCCACCGGTACCAATACCAGCATGATGGAGATTTTCGCATGAGAAAGCGCCGCCAGCCGCGCCATACCTCGCCGGTGACGGCGACCCAGCAACCCGACCCGGCTATCGAGGCGTTCAGCTTTGGCGAGCCGGTGCCAGTGCTCAGTCAGCGGGAGGTGTTCGATTACCTGGAGGCCATGCACAATGGCCGCTGGTATGAGCCGCCCCTCTCCCTCAATGGGCTGTCCCGGGTCTATCGGGCCGGGGTGCATCACGCCTCGGCCATCCAGGTGAAGCGCAACATCCTGCGCTCCTGCTTCATCCCGCACTCGAAACTGAGCCTGGCCGCCTTCACCGGACTGGCGCTGGACTATCTGATCTTCGGCAACGGCTATCTGCAGGCGGTGCAGAACCGACTCGGCGGGGTGCTGCGCTATGACCACCTGCGCGCCAAGTACACCCGGCGTGCTCTGGACTTGGACACCTATTGGTGGATTGCCCAGCCCTGGCAAGAGCAGGCGATTCCGACCGGACGGGTGGGCCATGTGATGGAGAGCGACATCAACCAGGAAATCTACGGCATCCCCGACTACGTGGGCGGGCTCAACTCGACCCTGCTTAACGAGTCGGCCACCCTGTTCCGCCGCCGCTACTACGAGAACGGTAGCCACGCGGGCTTCATCATGCACATCACCGACGCGGTGCAGAACGAAGGGGACATCGCCAAGCTCAAAGAAGCCCTGCGCCAGAGCAAGGGGCCCGGCAACTTCCGCAACCTGCTGCTCTACACCCCGGGCGGCAGCAAGGACGGGGTGAAGCTGATCCCGGTGGCCGAGGTGGCCGCCAAGGATGACTTCCTTAGCATCAAGAACGTGAGCCGGGATGACCAGCTCGCCAGCCACCGGGTGCCGCCCCAGTTGATGGGGGTCATGCCCAACAGCACCGGCGGGTTTGGCGATGTGACCAAGGCCGCCCAGGTGTTCGACATCAACGAGATAGACAGCATCAAGGCCAGCCTGCTGGCGCTCAATGATTGGGCGGGGGAGGAGATCATCCGGTTCAATCCCTATCGACTGTCAGATCTGACAGGGCAGGCCGAATAGGCGAGGTTATAGATACATCGAGCACCTGGAGTCTGTGTGTGTTCGTGGTTTCACATTAAAGCCCCCTCACCGAGTGGGCTTTTTTTTGCCTCTCATCTGGCGGCCTGAGCGCTCCGCTACGGCATCGGCCCACTAACCCGCTGCCAAAACACTCCCATACCCTCAAACGTCGCCACAGGGCGGCAGGTTCAGCCTACCCACCCCCGCCAGCACCCAGCGCGCGCAGTCGTTACCCCGCCTCGCCTGCCCGCTTTATGTGTGGAAAATCATGCAGGTGAACGACTGGGGTCGGGAAACGGTTCC